GTCAAGAAAATTCTCTTTCTTGTTACAAGGTGGTTTTGATGGATGGGATATCTATAGAGAGACTAGAACAAATACTGATAGATTTAAGTTAGGTAGAAATGGTTATTTACAAGGAGCAAATCCTGATTGTAACCCAAGATATAGTAATGCTACCGGATGGGGAGCGTTTAATCAAATAGCTGTTGGTGACAACACACAAGATTGGGCAAACACTGATTACTACGCATACTTATTAGGTCAAAGAACATTTGCTAACCCTGAAGCGGTAAATATTAATGTATTTACAACACCGGGTATATCAATCCAAGTTTCAGGTGATTTAGTTGAATCAGCAATTGAAATGATTGAATACAGTAGAGCGGATTCATTGTACGTATGTACTTTAGATGATTATAATATGTATGCACCTTCAACAGGTGACCCTAATGATTTATATTACCCACAAGAAGTTGTTGATTATTTAGAAAATACAGGTATTGACTCTAACTATACTGCTACTTACTACCCTTGGGTATTAACTAGAGATAGTGTTAATAACACTCAAATCTACTTACCACCAACGGCTGAGGTAACAAGAAACTTGGCGTTAACTGATAACATCGCATTCCCTTGGTTCGCGGCGGCAGGTTACACAAGAGGTATTGTAAACGCTATCAAAGCGAGAAAGAAACTTACTCAAGAAGATAGAGATACACTTTACCAAGGACGTATTAACCCAATTGCAACTTTCTCTGATGTTGGTACTGTAATTTGGGGTAACAAAACTCTTCAAATTAGACAATCGGCTCTTGATAGAATCAACGTAAGAAGATTATTACTTCAAGCTCGTAAATTGATTTCAGCGGTATCTGTAAGATTATTGTTTGAACAAAACGACCAAAAAGTAAGACAAGATTTCTTAGATGCGGTTAATCCTATCTTAGACGCTATCAGAAGAGATAGAGGTTTATATGACTTCCGTGTAACAGTTTCGTCAGACGCAGCTGATTTAGACAGAAATCAAATGACAGGTAAGATTTATATCAAACCAACTAAATCATTAGAATTTATAGATATCACATTCTATATTACTCCAACAGGAGCTTCTTTTGAGAATATTTAATAAATAATATTATGGTTCATCTTAGGGTGGACCATAATTAAGCCTTATAACAAGAATATGTTAAAAAATAAAATAATTGAAGGTATTGACGATACAGGTGCTCCGGATGAAAAATATTACGCATTTGATTGGGATGATAACATTGTGACAATGCCAACAAAAATCTTGGTTAAAGATGAAGATGGTGATGTTGTTGGGATGTCAACTGAAGATTTTGCTAAATACCGTGAAATTATAGGTAAAGAACCTTTTGAATTTGACGGACATACTATTGTAGGTTATTCTAGTGACCCTTATAAATATTTCGGGGTTAATGGTGATAAACAATTTATTATTGACGCGATGGGTGCTAAACCGGCTGCCGCTTGGCCTGACTTTGTAGAGGCAATTAATAACGGGTCAATATTTTCAATTGTAACCGCAAGAGGTCATACACCATCAGTATTAAAAGAAGGTGTTTATAATTATATTGTATCAAATACTAATGGTATTAATTCTGATGAATTAGTTAAGAATTTAGAAAAATATAGGGACTTAAATGACCAAGGGACCACATCTAAAAGAGAAATGATTCGAGAGTATTTAGATATGTGTAAATTTTACCCGGTAACACACGGTAAAGGGTCTGCTGCTGAAGTGGAACCGTTAAAAATTGAGGCGTTAAAAGAGTTTGTTGAGTATGTTAAGGAGATGTCCCACCATATTCAGAAGAAGGCTTTCTTAAAAAATAAAATAAGTAATTATTTTGTACCAAAAGTAGGTTTTTCAGATGACGACTTAAAAAATGTAGAAAGTGTTAAAAAACATTTTGAAGATGACCCAGAGAATATTATAACAACATATTCAACAAAAGGAGGAATTAAAAAAGAATATTAAATAATTAATAAATAAAAAAACTATTAAAATAAACTAGTAATAAAAAAAACTAGTAATAAAAACTGGATTTCTAGAATTATACAAAATTTAATTTACAAAGTCAAGAGAAAAAAAATTAATAGGTAATATTTATAATAAACAAAATAAATAAAATAAAATTAAAAACAAATAGAATATGGCTGATTTATTAATGAAAATGCCCATACCGTATGAACCAAAAAGACAGAATAGGTTCATCCTACGTTTTCCATCTACTTTAGGTATTAACGAATGGTTTGTTGAGTCGGCTGCAAGACCTCACTTAACTATCGGTGCAACTGAGATACAATTTTTGAATACTTCAACATATGTTGCGGGTCGTTTTACTTGGGGAACAATAAACATTAAATTCCGTGACCCTATTGGACCATCGGCGTCTCAAGCGTTAATGGAGTGGGTACGTTTATGTGCTGAGTCTGTAACAGGACGTATGGGGTACGCAGCGGGGTACAAAAAGAATGTTGACTTAGAAATGTTAGACCCAACAGGAGTTGTTGTAGAAAAATGGGTTTTAGAAGGTTCTTGGTTAATGGATGTTAACTTTGATACATTAGCTTACAACCAAGATGCTTTAGCATCAATCACGGCTACATTACGTATGGACCGTTGTATTTTAGTATACTAATAGATTTTATATTCAATATATTAATGAATCCACATAGAAATATGTGGATTTTTTTATTTAATATTTATAAAAAACGAATGTGGTGTATATTTTATAATAAAACCTAATTATTATGGAACAAAATATTATAGACGCAGGAACTCAAGGATTTAATTTACCTCACGATATTGTGACACTACCTACCGGTGGTATTTTTTACAAATCTAAAAAGAAATCAATTAAAGTTGGTTATTTAACCGCGAATGATGAAAATTTTTTATTAAGTGGGGGTCAAAATAATAAAGACAATATGATTGTTTCTTTATTAAGAAATAAAATATATGAACACGATTTAAGACCTGAAGAGTTATTAGATGGTGATATTGAGGCAATTCTAATTTATTTAAGAAATACTTCATTTGGACCTGAATATACAATTAATTTAACAGACCCAAGTACAGGAAAATTATTTGAAACTACAATAATTTTAGATGAGTTAAATATTAAACAAACACAACACAAACCGGACGAGAATGGTCTTTTCACCACAAAATTACCAAAAACGGGCGCAACGGTTAAATTACGACCATTAAATTATTCCGATAATCTTGAAATCGATAAATTATCTGAGTCGTATCCATCAGGAAGAGTAGTACCAAAAATTACTTGGAGATTAAATAAACAAATTGTTGAGGTTGATGGTAATACTAATCAAGGTGATATTTCAATGTTTGTTGACCAATTACCAATTATGGATTCAAAATATATCCGTAACTTTATGAGAGATAATCAACCTTCGTTAGATTTAACGAGAACAGCAATCGCCCCGTCCGGAGAATTGGTATCTTTCGAGATTGCCTTTGGGGTGGAGTTTTTTCGCCCTTTCTTCTAATAACCGACAACTTCTAATTGAGGAATTTTATTTGTTGTCAAAATTTAATAGAATTTCTTGGACTGATTTCCACATAATGCCAACATATGTGAGAAAATATCTGATAAATAAAATAATTGAACAAAATACACCAAGTGAGAGTTAATATAAAAATTCTACTTGGTGTATTTATATATAAACACATATTGAATGGCAAATATTGCAAAAGTAGTAGAGGAAACAATTAAGAAAACCATTTTGGAGTACAAAGATGCGTTAGCAACTAACGTTTCAGGTGAGGCGATATTCAAGATTATGAAAGACCTTGATGAAGGGGCTCATAATGTTGCAAAATCATTTGGTCAAGGTAGAGAAGCTATTGCGGGTCTTAAAAACGCAATGGGTGAAGCGATTACATCAGTTGAGTTATTAGGTGGTGAGTTCGCAAATATTGTTGAGATTCAAAAGGAAGTTGGTATTACATTAGGTAGAAATATATTACTTAATTCTGAGGCTTATGCTAAATTATTTGCCGCTCAAGAAGTCTCAGGTCAAAAAGCTGAAGATATTGTAAGTGCTTTTAAGGACGCGGGTATTTCAGCATACAATGCGAGTAAACAAATGCAAACCGTTATTGATTCGGCAAGAGAGATTGGTGTTAATGCTCGTGCAGTATCGGAACAAGTAATAAAAAATACTGAGTCATTAAATAAATATAACTTTGTTGGTGGTGTTGAAGGTTTATCTAAAATGGCTGCTCAAGCGGTTTCATTAAGAGTTAGTATGAAAGACACTTTAGATTTTGC